TCGGTGGGCGTCATGGAAAAGTCTTCGCCCCTCTCACCCATGGTGATGGGTAGGTGAATTATTTCGCCGGTGCCGCCTCCTCTTTCGTTTTCAATCTGAGCAATCCTCTCACGCTCGGCGATCCTCTCGGCGATACCCCGGTTTGAGGCACCCCCGATGCCTTGGCGTATGTGCTCAAGGTCGCGGGCGTAATCTTGGCCGCCGTGCGTCGTAACCGACTCCGGGAGGTCGTGCCCCGAGACGCTGTGGATTTCCACGTTGCGGCTGGTGCTGTCCCACGGCATGACCATCATGCTTGCGCCCTTGCGCTTCTCCAAGTCCACCGGGGTTTTGGGCGCGAGGCCCGTTGGCGCACTGGCGACGTAGCGTTGGCCGACCGCCGCGTTTCGCTTCTTAGGCGTGCTTTCTAGGTAGCCGCGCTGGGCAAGCGCCCGCCGCATCTGGTCTGGTGTTGGTTCCACATCCCCTCCTTGGGCATACCCGCGCATTGCACGCATTAGGTCGTCGTGAGTTGTCTCGGTGCCGCTGGCCTTGTCCCAGACGGCGTGGTGGGCAAGGTGCTGGTAATACGGCAGCAGGCTCGGGTCAATGTTAAGCCCCATGGCCCGCTGCCTACCGGACAGCCGGTCCACGGCCTCGCGGGCACCCTTGCCCTTGCCCCGGGCCATCATAGCCCCGACGCCCACGGGGGCCGGCAGGGCGTGCAGGTTAAGCTGGCGGGCGTCCAGCGTGGGTAGGTCGCCCCGGCCCAGCAGGGAGCCAATGAACCCGCTCTTGGCGCCCGCGATGCCCTTCATCTGCTCGGCGTAGTTCCGGTAGTCGTCCGTCGTGCCGGTCAGCGCTTGGTTGAGCTTGGGCGTCATGGTCTGCGCCATCTTGACCGCCAGCACCATCTTGTCCGCCTGATCGTTCTGCTTGCCGAAGGGGGCGAACTTGCCCCGCAGGTCGTCGATGGCCGCTGTGTGGACTTTGCCGCGCTCGGCGGCGTCTAGGTATTGCTGGCCCTCGCGGGAGCCCAGCCACTCGGCAAAGGCGCCCTCGGGCCGGACCTCGCCGCTGGTGCGGGGCAGCTTCATGCCGGTCTTGGTGGCCGTGGCGTGGCTCAGGCCGCCGCGCCCGATGCTGGACTGGGCGATGGTGTAGGCCTTGATCAGGTCGCGGGGCGTCATGCCGCCCTTCTGCGCCCGCCCCGCCTGCTCGGTCATGAACCCGCCGAAGCCCTTCTGAATGTAGTCGGGCACGCCCCGCAGGCCCAGCTTGGCCTGTACGCCCTCAAGCGGGCGCCATTGCCAGTCTTCGATCTTGGTGGTCTGGGGATCACGGTACGGTTGGTTGGGCATGGCTCGGTCCTAGGTTGCCTTGCGCACCGGCAGTGCGCCAAACACTGCCGCCATCGGCATTTGGGTGTTGCGCTGGAGTATGCCACCGTAGCCGTGCTCGTGGGCCAACCGTTCAAGGTCAGTGAACGCGCCCTGTCTATTCTCCACGCCTTGGTTGGCCTTGGCCGTAAACGGCGTGACGTTGTACTCCTTAGCCAGCGCGTGCAGATTTTCTGGGTCGCTGGCAACGTCGTACAAGTCGCTGGCGCGGGCGTGGTACTTGTGCGTGCCCAGCCCCGGCTCGCCGCGCTCGGGGTTGCCCGCGTAGAAATACGTCCGGTCGCGCACGGCTGCCGGGTCCTGCAGCCGCTCGGCCTCCGCCCCCTTGATGCCGGTGCCGTACCGGCTCGGGTCGGTGGCGGTCAGGTTGGGCTCGTTGCTGAAGTGCGTTAGCTCCGCGCTGGCCGGGTTACCGGGCTTGATCAGTGGCCGCAGGTACGGCGGTATGCCGCCGGCGTAGTCGCCCCGGTTCATCTCCGGGGGCAGCAGCACGGACTTCTGCGGGGCGTACTGGAAGTGGTTGGACAGCAGGTCCTTCTTGGCGGCTGCAGCAGCGTCGGCCAGATCGTCCCGGCCCTTGCGGCGGGCGTGGTACGCGGCCTCGTCCAGTTCCCGGACCTCTTTCTTGATCTGGGCGTTGAGCGGGGTGTAGTTCACCACGCTGTTCTGGCCGCGCGTCTCAGCGGTCATGGCCGCCCGGGCCAGCGGGCTGTACATGCCGGAGTGCGCTGCCCATGCCTTCTCTTCGCCCTTGGGGCCGAACTCGTTGCCGTGGACGGCGTGGCCGTAGAAGTCATGCACCGCCCGGAACATCTCGTTGGTGTTGAGCCCGGTGTCCGGATCGACCTCGTGCAAGAAGTCGTGCCGGTCGCCGCCTTGGAACACACTCAGGTGCCGGTTGTTGTAGATGTCCGCCAGCATCTCCTTGCTGCTGTTGTAGTTGCCCTCGCCGTTGCGGTGGAAGCTCATGTCGACGGGCAGGCTGTGGAACTGCTGCTTAGTCTCGTGGGCAAGCTGCCGGTAGGCCTGCCCCAGCAGGTCGTCATAGTCCTTGGCGTGGATCGCTTCGGGCAGATGGCGCTGGTAGGCCTCGAACACGGCCTGCTTGTATGCAGGGCTGTCGGTGGCCGCCAGATTGAAGGCCTGCCCGATTGGCCCTTGCTTGCGCAGCGAACTCTCGCTATTCTCCTCCGGGTTGTACCCCCGGCCAAACGTCTTGCGGCTGTAGGCGTCGGCGGCCTGATGCGCCAGCCCGGTCTTGCTGCGGATTACCTCGCGGATGTCCGCATCCGCAAGTGGTTGCGCATTTGCGCCTCGTGGTGATCCGGGTGCAGCTTGGGCGCCTTGCCGATTGCCTGCTCGATTGCCTTGCGCACCTGTGCTGCTCGGTTGAGTGCGGCGGCGGACCCGCCAGAAGGGGCCTTCTTGTGCTGTGTCATATTGTGGTGCCTCGGTGGACGTGGGCATGGCGTGTCCCGGTGGTTTCCTGCATTTTATACCGCGTAGGGGTTCTCGGCCTTGCGCGGGTTGGCGTCGGCGTAGTCGTCCTCGTCCACCCACTCTCTGGGGAAGTCGATGGTCAGCCAGCCCGCATCGCGCAAGTATCGCAGGGCTTGGCTCATGGCGTCAACAAAATCGTCGTGCTCCGCGCCCTCGGGGAAGCTGCAGATTTGGCTGATCATTCCCTCCGCCCAGTCCCTTACATAGCCCTTACGGTTGCTGGACTCGGGTATCCAGACCCGGCCCGCCTTGATGATGTTCGCCACGATCGACAGCCGCTGGACCTTGTCCGCCTTGCCCGGGTTGTACGGGATCACGGGCACGCCGGCCCTGCGCAGGTCTTGTATCAGGCTGATGCCCGCGCTCTTGTCCTCCACCAGCAGCAGGTCGACGCGCTTCTTGTTCTTGCCGTCGCCGTACACCACCTCGTACTCGTCGAGGACCTTGGGCCGCAGGTCGGGGTACTGTAGGTGCTCCTGCCAGCAGTCGATCACCAGCGCGCACATGCCGCCGTCCTCGGGCTTGTACACGCCCAGCGTGATGTGCGCCGTCGGGTCGTTGATCGTCTTCTCGCTGGTTGCGCAGTCCAGCGACTGCAGCACGAACTCGAACTTGGGGAGCGGCTTGCCCGCCGGCCACAGTTTGAACCACTCGCGCCGGACGATGCCGCCCTCCTCCGGGTCGATGATCTCGGCGTGGATTTCCTGCCGGCCCAGCTTGGTGCCCTCGTACTGCAGAATCTGCTTCTGGAACGACGGGGCAAGGTTCTTGATGTTGCTATAGGTGCTGGCCCTGCTGACCACCACGTCGTCGCCCTCGCGGGAGATCAGGTCCATCACCACCGGCTTGGGCTTGGGCGTGGTGGACGCGATCAGCTTGGTCCGGTTGCCCAGCCGGATGCCGAACTGGATCATGTCCCAACTTTCCTGCAGGTACTCCCAAGCGGCCAACTCGTCGAGCCAGCCACCGTGGAACTGTGGGCCCCGGAACCGCTCGGGCTCGGACGCCGGGATGCCCTTGATCAGCGACCCGTTGACCAGCGTCAACTCGTGCAGGCTCTTGTTGTAGTCCGCCACCAGTGCCGCCGGGATCACCGACAGCAGGCCGGAGTCGCCCTCGAAGCACGTGCCCCGCAGGTCGGCGCTGGTGGGGGCTGAGACGAGCCAGCGGGTGTTGGGCTGCTCCCACGCCCACCAGCCTAGGTTCTCGGCGGCTGCCCGGGTCTTGCCGGCGCCACGGCCTGCGCACATGAGCCAGATCGACCACTTGTCAGTTAGTGGCTCTAGCTGGTGCTTGTGGGCCGCCATGAGCCACCGGGCACGCCACTCGAAGGCCGCCCGCTGCTCCGGCTTGAGTCGTGCGTACTGCTCGCGGACCTTGGGGTCCTTCAGCAGCACGGCGGCTGCGTTACTCACTGGCTGCGCGGGTCAGGGCCATGTTCTTGCGCACCTCGTCGAACACGCCGAACGACACCTCGACGGCCAGCGGGGCGTCCTCGTCGCCCGCCACCACCGTACGCTCACCGTACCT